TCGGCCAGGGTGGTCCCGGTCTGGATGAACACGTACGCCCCAGGCACCTCGGCCCAGGTGTCCATGTCCAGGGCACGGGCCCACGAGCCTGCGGCGACAAGGTAGATGCCGTTGTCCGCAGCGGTCGACTGGTTCTTGACCAAGCACCGATCGCCCGCTATCAGGGCGATGCCGTCAATGGTCTGCGGCGCGGACAACGTGATGTTGACCGTGGTTGCCGCAATGCAGGACGCCTTGGTGTCCAGGCCCTGGGCCACCGTGTCGACGTAGCTCTTGTTTGCGATGTCGGTGCTGCCCGACGGCGTGGTGCTCACCGTGCCGGTGGTCAACGCGACCGAGGTCAGGTCGGTGTTCGCGCCCTTAATCGCAAAGGCCGCACCGGCGCTGGTCGTGGCCCCGGTGCCGCCGTTGGCGATCGGGAGCGTGCCCGAGACGTCCGCCGTCAGGCTCACCGCCCCGAAGGTAGGCGCACCGGCGGCGTTGCCGTGTAGGACCGTGGTGGTGGTGCCCAGGCTCGCCAGCGGCGCGGGAGCAGCGCCAGCGCCGCCGCCCAGGACGATCGCGTTGGCCGTCAGCGCGCCAGACGACGCCCAGGTCGTGCCGCTGGAGAAGTACGGGACGCCGCCGGACGTGCCGGCGACCGTCAGGGCCAGGGTGCCCGCACTGGTGATCGGAGACCCCGCGACAGAGATCAGCCCGCCCGTGAACGACTGCGCGACTGATGTCACACCGGTGCCGGTAGTGACCGCGCCCCAGGCATTGTTCGCGTAGCCCTCGAAGGTGGCCGTGGTCGAGTTGTACCGGAAGTTCCCGTTGGTGGACGACCCGCGCTGCCCGGTAGTGCCCACCGGGACAACTAGGCCACCGTTGCCCGACAGCACCGGGTCCGCCGAGATCGCGATGACCGGCGAGTTGGCAAAATTGCCGTCGGTGACATCGATCTGGCTGGACGTGCCCAGGATCGTCCGGGTCGACACCGTCGTCGAGCTCGTCAGCGCCAGGGCGCCGGTGCCCGTTGCGCCGGCCACCGCCAGGGCAACCCCGGTCAGTGCGAACGTCGGGTTGCCCGCGACGCCGTCACCATCCGTGACCGACAGGCCGGTGGTGGTCGAGGACATCGTCCTGGCGGCCACCGCGTTGCTGGCGGTCTTGGCGATCATGCCGTTGGAGGCCGCCTCAAGGCTCCCGGAGGCCGCGTTCAGGGTGATGGTGAGGGTAGACTGCGCCCCCGCGTCCACAAGCCCGACACCGGTCCCGTTGGACAGCGCGCGGCTGTTGTTGAGCGTGGGCTCCTGGTTCTTGGTCAGGAAGGTCTGGGTCTGCACGGGCGACCCGGCCAGCGCCGCAGTTGTCGTCTGTACCGTCACCCCGTTTTGGACGATCGGGACCGATTCCGTCCCCGTGATCGCACCAGCGGCAGGTAGTTCGGTGATTGTTACGTTTGCCATTACTGCCCCGGGGAGGTGGTCAAGGTGTCGAGGTTCCCGTTGTTCGATGGGGTCTGCGTGTTCTGTTCTGGTGACAGGTCAAACTGGTTGTTGCCGGTGGTCTCGATCGCGTTCGGGTCCGTGGCGATGCTGACATCGGGCCTGGGAAACCTGATCGTGATCTTCTCCGTCGGACGCGGCGCCAGCCGGTACGGGTCCTTCTCGTCCGCGCATCCCTGGTCGCATACTAGCAAACCGGGAAAGTTTGGGTCTGACCGGGCCACCGAGTGCGCGCGCTTCATCTTGCACCGGTCGCAGATGAATATGGCGATGTCCGAACCGCCCCGGGTGTCGAGGAAGCGCGGCATGGCCTACCTTGAGTACACCGAGATGTTCGGCGCGAAGTAGATCGGCGACTTGTCGCGCTCTTCCTGCTCCGCCATGTTGAAGTACTTCTCGGCCTGGACCTCAAGGTACTGAATCCGCCCGACGTCAACGCCGGGGAGCTCCTGGGCCATCTGGTGCGCCAGCATGTTCTGGATCGCCATCAGCCACCGGTCGGGGATCGCAAGCTGCCCGCTCAGGGCGCCGACGTCCTCGATGTAGGCCGAGTACCAGACCGTCATCTGCACGAACGAGCTCGACGGTGTCGGCCAAACCGTGATGGTGGCCTGGGGGATCGTGCGGTTCAACCAGAACTGGAACGGCTGGTTGGCCGTGAAGTTCTTGTTGGGCAGGTTGGTGTAGTCGTCACGGTTGAGCCGCGACATGGTGATCTCGGTCGAGTTGTTCCCGAAGTACAGCTCACGCAGCGCCAGGGTGGTGCCGCCGGTGGCGCGCATCCGGTAGTACGACACGTTGGCGCCCGGGTCGATGTCCTGCCAGACCCACTGCCCGTCGGTCACCGCCTCGCTCGTGGCGGTGTACAGGGCCGTCCAGGTGGCATTGTCGGCGGACGCCTCGAGCACGTAGCTCCAGGTCGCGCCGCCGCCACCAGAGACGTACGGCATGAACCCGATCGAGCCCAGGTACTGCGGGTTGCTGGTGCCGTAGTCGACCGCGATGTTGCCGTTGGCGGACGTCTGCGCGCAGAACGTCGAGGTGTCCTGGTCGTAGACGTTGGCGACCGTGCCGCCGGCAGAGCTGGTGTACCCACCAGAGGGCTGCGCCATGGTCCTGTACAGTGCGTTCAGGACGTCATTGCCACCAACCGCGAGCGAGTACTCGTACTGGTTGGCGATCAGGCCGATGACCTGCTTCTTGATGGCGAAGTACTGGATGCCCTGGTTGATCAGGTTGCTCAGGACGTAGAAGAGCGACTCCTTGGCGGCCTGGACCTGCTCGACCGTCAGTTCCTCGGCGAGCTTACCCGCACGACGAGCACCGTGGTCGATCAGTTTCTGGACGCTGATGGTCGTCTGTCCAACGGTGCCTGAGTACGCCATGTCAGTCCTTTACCAGCCGGGGCATTTCCAACGCTTCAGCGACGCCTTGGCGCGGGGTGCGTCACCCTTCGAGTGCTCCACCACGCCGGACATCCTGGCGCAGAACGAGTCCTTGCGGCCACCACCGCCGGGCTGCGGCGCCTTGAGGTGCGATCCGGTCTCCCGATTGTACTTCTCGCGGCCTTTCTGGGTGAGCCCAGCGCCGCGCTCAACGGGCAGCTTCTCCTTGCGGCCCACGGCGAGAGACACGCCACCGCCGGCGTACTTGCCCTTGTCGGCCTTGGCGAACTCCTTGCCGACCTTCTGCGGGACGCCACCGAACCCGCCCTTGGTGTGGGCGGCGGCCTCCATGAGGCGGTGTTGGGCAGGCGACCTGCTCGGCATCACGCCATCCCGCCAGACGCTTGGTTCAGCCACACGGTGACCGTTGCACTGGCGGTCACCGAGTTGATCAGCAGGAGCACACCCGTCGCGCTGACAGAAGAGTTGGCCGAAAGGGTGGTTGTCTTTGCCGCCAATGCCGAAATTGTCGTGGAAACGGAGTTGGCGTCGTGCGCATACACGTTCGCAAAGGTCTCGTACATTGTGTAGTTGATCGTACCGGTCACCGCCACCGTCATGCCCGCGGCAGCCACTGAGTTTGTCAGCGGGATCGTTGGCGTGATCGCGGTCACCGCAATGCCGATCGACAGCACCAGCGCGCCCATCGTCGCCGACGGCGTGATGGTTGTGATGGTCTTGAAGAACTTGGTGCCCGTGGTGGTCGACGCACTCGCCGGCCCAGTTATCGTGTCGCTGATGGTGTGGCCGTCGGCGTCCTTACCCGCAATGGTGAACGTGATGCCCGCCAGGGTTGCTTGGACCGGGGATGTCAACGTCACGTAATGCGCCAGCCCGTCGGTGGTCGATGTGGTGGTCGGCGCCGTGGCGGCGCCGGTGCTGTTGAATGTTTGGGCGTTGAACGCGGTCGTGGACGCCACGGCAGGCGTGTACGGACCCAGCTTGATCGGACGCATGTACTTCTCCTGGTATTGGGAAAATGGGGGCCGGAGCCCCCATTCTTACAGCATGCCCCGTAGGGCTGCGGAAGTATGTCGGTGTACCCGCTTGGCGGACCCGCCGCGCTTGTACCCCGACAGGCCACCCGTATCGGGGGCCCCAAGCACCTTCTGCATGGCCTGCTGCGCCTCCAGGGAAGGCTGATTCGCCATCGTGGGCATGCCCATGGGCGGCATCCCGGTGGGCATGCCCGCCGGTACACCAGCCCCCGGCATGCCTTGCGGCAAAGCGTCCGGGCCAACCATGCCGCCGTCAGCCTTGCACATCACGCCGCCCTTCTTGCGGGCCATCGGGGGGTTCACGAACCCCCGTCCAGCGCCGGCACCCGGGTCACGGGTCACGAACCGCTTGACCGCGTCGTAGGCTTTGCCTGGGGCGCTGCGGATCGAGCGGGCCATGTCCATGTCGCTCTCGTCAGGGCCGATGGCCTTGGCGTAAGCGCCGCGGCTACGGTCAACCATGGGGCCACCATCGGCCTTCATGGCGACCTTGCCGCCCTTCTTGAAGGTGCCTGACTGCGCCGTGTTGCTCACCGGCTTGGAAGCCGGCTTGCTGGCGTACGCCACGGGACGGCCAGTGTCAACACTGCCCCCCGTGGCGTAGGCTTTTTTTGCGGCACCACCCATCTTGTAGCCGCCTGCGTTGCCATTGCGCACACCAGCGGTGCTGGTGCCAGTTACGCCGGGCTTTGAGGTGTTGGCAGGGCGGTTGGCCCAGTCAACGGACCCGCCCATCTTGTAGCCGCCGGAGTTCGCCATCTTGACGCCACCAGTGCCCTTGGCCGAGTCGTAGTGATCGCCGTCGTGCATCTTGGTCTTCACGTACGGTGCGATCGAGCCGCCGTTCTTGTACCCGGCAGTGCCCGTACGGACGCCCCCAGTGCCCTTGGCGTGGTCAGTCTTGTCGCCGTCGTGCATCTTGGTGTTGGCGTAAGAGCTGGCGTTGCCGCCGTGCTTTAGCGCCAGCTTGGTGCCCTTGCCGCCCTTGTGCTCCTGGGCGTCGTGCTGGCGCATGGCCTTCTTGATCATGGCCTTGTCCTGCGCCATGTCGGTGCTGCCACCCTTCTTCATCTCGGCCATGTTCATCATGCCCCGGCCACCACGCATCGGTGGTCGGACCCGGGGAGTGGGAACAGTAGGCGCATCAGACAAGCCGACGGCCTTGCGCATCGCTGCGGTCTGCGCAGGACCCGCAGGCATATTGGCAAAGTTGTCGGTGGTGTCAGGCAAGCCAACCGCACTGCGCATCGCTGCGGTCTGCGCAGGACCCGCAGGCATATTGGCGAAGTTGTTCGGGT